ATGGCAACAATCAAACTCGCAATATTAAAATCAACCAAAGCCAAAGATGGCACCTATAAGATACGTATCGCCATCGGCCACAAATCAGAAACACACTACATCGTTACCAAGTACTCGGTCAACTCTCCATCAGAATTTCAAGATGGTGTCGTGGTGCGACTGCCTAACGCTCATCAGATGAATATTGAGCTCCGCAACCTACTCAACGACTACGAGGATAGACTGGACCGCATACCAAACCCCGGAGACTACTCCTGCAAGCAGCTCCGGGACATCTTAAAGAATATGCGCCCGAAATCATCTACCGCCACCTACGAACAAGTATCTGACCACTACCGTAAGGAACTTACCGAGGACGGGCGTGGCTCGTATGCGGATATGCTCGGCAATACTCAACGCTTATTTACATCTTTCGCCAACGGCGATATGTTCCTAAGTCAGATTACGCCGACCACCATTTCCGAACTCGATAGGTGGATGCGTAGACGTGGCTCGTCACAGACATATATAAATATGACCCTATCAATGGTGCGCACCATCATTAACCGTGCCATTCGTGCACAGCTCGTGAAATACGACCTCCACCCCTTCACATATTGGAAACGGCAGGCAGACGATTATCGGGAAATTGATTTATCAGTAGAAGCCGTGCGTATGATCCGAGACAGCCAGCCACATTTAAAGAAAGAACGTTTAGCCCGGGACATCTTTATGCTTTCCTACTATCTCGGTGGTATGAATCTTATAGATATGTTGCAGATTAAGTTCAAAGACGTAGATGTCCTTGAATACGTCCGCACCAAGTCCCGGAACATGAAGCGCTCCGACAAACGTATCTCTTTCACCATTCAGCCCGAAGCCCGTGCCATCATAGATAAATATATCAACCGTAACACTGGCCGTCTTGACTTCGGTTATAAGTTTCAGTATAAAAATTTTCTCCAGTACGTTACCCGGTCCATCAAAAGCCTGTGTCGTGGCTTAAAGGTAGAGAATGCCGACAAAGCCTGTTACTACTCTGCCCGAAAGTCTTTCGTACAGCATGGCTTCGACCTCGGCATACCATTGGAAACCTTAGAGTACTGTATCGGCCAGTCTATGAAGTCCGGGCGACCTATATTCAATTATCTAAAGATAATGCGCCGACACGCTGACGTAGCAATACGTAAAATCATCGATAATCTTAACGGACCTACAACTACCCACGAATGATACGAAAACGCCGTGGTGCCGATTTTCCGACAAAATAAGTGGCGGCAAACGCAATCTTATTTGCATCTACCGCCACACTTCATTTGTTAACCTTAAATACAATCTTTCCCCTTATACACATAACGAAGAAAAGTATATCAATCAAGGCAAGCAGGGCAAACAGCAACCACCCCAGCCAATTCCGAACACCTCCTTTCTTTTCTTTCTTAGAAACACCATTTTTATTAGCTTTCGTGGTCGTGTTCGCCGTGCTGTCATTCTTAACCTCTGCCTTATTACCATTCGTCTCTGCTCGCAAACTCTCTCCAGCATTGCCCTTGATAGTCCGGTAGCGATATTTCCAAATGGTATCAGTATGATTAATCGTGTCGTGGGTCGTCCAAGTAGCCGTTTTTTCCTCGTCTGTGCCGTTAAAAGTCAGAAACCTATAAACTACACTATCCGTGTGATAAAACGCCGTGTCGTGGACGTATCGCACCGACTCCACTACTTTCTGCTTAGTCTTGCAACCGCTAACCATCATTAGCAGTATGCAAGCCAGCCATAAATATATTAACTTTCTCATACTCCGATATTTGCATATTCTTTAGTCGCATCGTAGCTCGGGCACGCCTTGGCAGCATAATCCCGGTGTCCGTGGATAGCTCCCTTCGGCAGTCTGTACTGCTTAGACAACTTAATTAACAACTCCTTCAAGGCTTGACGCTGGGCTGCTGTCCGAGTGTCCTTCGGTGTCTTGCCATCAGTAGCCACACCACCAATATAGACTACACCAATAGAGTTGGTGTTATGCCCCAAGCAGTGTGCGCCCACCTCATTAACCGGTCTGCCAGCGTGTACAGTTCCATCTCGATAGACTACATAGTGGTAGCCAATACCCTTCCAGCCCCGTGCCTTATGCCATTTGTCAATGTCAGCAACGGTGTAGTCTTTTCCCTCCTTGGTAGCAGTGCAATGCACTATAATTTCATTTATCTTTCTCATTTTCTTCTTTCTTTGTTGGTTCTGTAAATTCTCTGAAGTCATCATCAAAGTGTCTCGCTGTCTTATCAATCATTATGCGTTTCAGAAAGCGAAACAATCTACTGTCATTATCCGGTCTGCAACTCGCCTCGTTCTCCAGTATCGACCAAGCCTGCTCGAAGCATATAGCCCCTGTAACAACATACGACAACGGTATCTGTACGTGTATGCACACCCAGTGCTCGACCAAGTAGGCAAGGAATATCAGCATAAGCCTTTTTGGAATTGTCTCTTGTATCACCTTATTCAACTTGAAAGAGGTAAACTTAGCCTCATGTCTTTTAGTCGCGTCCGGGTAATAGACGTGTGCCCGTTTGTCCAGCCTGTATGCCGTGTAGGCATCGTACAGACAGAATATGACCATTACAACCACCAGCGGAAACGCTGGGTGAAACTCTGCCACGAACCAACCCCACGCTGCGCCCAACCCCATAAAAAGGTATTTCCAAATCACATTCATAGAAGTTATTTTTTATAGTTAAAGAATAGCCACCCGAAAAGCCGGACAGCATAGAAATAGATTACTGCCACACTCACCTGCAGTGTCGTCTCGGACACCTCCAGCATGGATTGCAGGAATATAATATCATATTCTCTGCGGCCTTTCCACCCTCCCTGCTCATCATACTCTGCATCGTGGTTACGTGCAGCCATATCGAAGCGCTTACGATAGGGTAACGTGTGAAAACCAAGCACACCCAAGCCATTAATGCCCGGTCGCCAAAGACAGCCTTTAATCTTCACACTCATAAGCCGACCAGTCTATGTTATCTTTCTCCGTCCAGCCCTCTTGCAGGCATTGCTGTATAAACTTGATAGCTCCTAAGTAGAAGTTACCGAAATCCTCTATATTGTCAAAGGTGATGTACTCCGGTTCCTCGGTAGTCCCTACCTTCACCTTCACTGGCAGAGACTTACCGCCTGTCTGTACTGCAAGGTCATAAGCAGCCTTGTAGTTGTACTGGTTCTCGCTGCTCAGCCATACCAGCTTACCGTTATAGCTGTAGCCGGATATGATCCGCTCATCGGTGTTCTTATCCACTAAAGCCAGTATCTCCGCCTTTAGCTCATCAACACTCGGCTTTCTGCCTTTGAACTGCTCAACGTAGTTATAGCCGTTTCCTGCCGCTTCCTCGCCGTAACCGAAACGAGCCTCATACTTCTTACGGCCTATCTTAGTAAGCCCGTCTTGACGCTTGTTTGCGCCGAAAATCTTATCAAACATAGCTTCTACTATTTAAGTGAACAAATATCTTACCTTGCCGTTTCCGAACACCTCCGAGCCTATCGTGGTGTCAAAAGGAAATTCGTCCATCTCCCTTATCTTCTCCAAGTACCACAGTTGCTGCTTGTCTGCCGTGAAATACTTACCGGTATCTCCATTGTCATACTCGAAAGATACCACCGTCCTTAGTCCGTTCTCGGTGGGCACCTCCGTCTCGAAGTCCACAATCTTTATGTGCACGTTTTGCAAACTTCTAAGAGTAACCTGCTTGCCGCCAAATCTTTTCTTTCCATCTTCAGCGACATACTGCAAGCCCAGTTCTTTAAAACTTTTCATTCTCCTGCCTGTTAATTTGTAGTACATATTATTGCAGTCGCCCCACTTAGCCATACCTTTAAGGCTTCCTATAATCTCCTGCCTTCTTTTCCGGCTCTTGACCTTTGCCAGCTTACGTGCGGCCTTCTGCTTTGTTCTCTTTCTCAATCTCGTATGGCTGCCATCATCGACATACCCTAAGAAGTCCAAGCCCTCTGTTATAGGTCGTATAGCCTCATCTGGCTTAATAACCAGTCCAAGCGCTTCCACTTCCCTATGCAGTATGTTTCGAAGCCGCCATAGCTCTCTCTTAGTTGCTGCCATCATGACTATATCATCACAATACCGATAATAATACCTTACGTGGTATTTCTCTTTCATCAGATGGTCGATGCGAGCCAGTAGCAAGTTGCCAAAACATTGGCTGCTCCTTAACCCTATCGACAAGCCCTCCGGCATCATTTCCACGAGGTTCTTTAGCATCGGCAATAATATCGGGTCTTTGATATACTCCAATACCACACCCCACATTACTTTTTGGTCGATACTCTGGTAGAACTTCCTTATATCACATTTGTAATAATACCTCGTACCTTCTTTATCGTGGCGAATATCGGTGCGCACCTTCCTGTATAGTCTGTGCATACCTCTGCCCTTAATACTCGCGGCACTCGTTCTTATTACCATCGGATAGACATATCTCTCGACAACTCTCATTATCGCATTGCAGCCTATCCGGTCCTTGACACTCGGTGATTGTACCTTTCGTATCTTTGGACCCTCCTTAACCTCAAACTCCGTGTAGCTCTCAACACGGAAACGTCCGGCGACTATCAAGGCTTGCAAGTCAGCTATCACCCTGCTACGCTTAGCCTCATAGTACGCCTTCCGTTCCTTGTTCCTTAGCCCTCCGACAACCTCATCAAAGGCTTCCGACATATTGCCGTATTCGATGATTTGGTCTATCAGATAGCCGTATCGTTTACTCATTATAAGAGTATCTTAATATTCCTTCATTCCGTGACCGTTGAGACTTTCAGCCTTCTGTCTACTCACCTGTCATAGGTCACTGCCTTAGATTTTTCCGCTTTCCACACCTCCTAAGAAGTATGCTTTTGCCGTGGCTCGGACTTCTCGCCCATAGGCTTATGCTATCCCGTAACATTTCCCCATAGAGACGATTAACTTTTCTGATTGCAAGGCGCACACCGCCATACGCGTTCGAGCTCGAAGAAGCGTTAAGCGCGTACGAGCAAACGAGACCGCCATTCGAGCCCGCAACGCTGCCCGCACGACCGACCACACGCCCAAGAAGTCCTCTACCTTTTCCGTGGTCAGTCGTGGGGCTGCACCCCACGACCTCCACGCTTTTCGCTTTACGCTGTCTCGCTGTCGATGTCGCTCTCGTTAGCCAGCACTCCGTCGAAGGCAAGGCGCACACCGTCATTCGTGACCGAGTTCGAAGAAGCGCTAAGCGCGAACGAGAAAACGAGACCGCCATCCGAGACCGCATTGCCGCGCGCACGACCGACCACACGCCCCTTAGAGTGTGTCATATAGCTTCCGCAAGCATAGTTGGTAGACCATTTAGAAGTATCACTATTAAGTGCTGATGTCAGCGTGTCGCAATATCTTCCATGTCTTACTCTTGCTATATCATTTCCCGGCCAGCCTTGTGCCTGCGACATCAAGCCCTGTACAGTTCGCTCACTATCTGTGTGCATATCATAGATATGGTAAATACCATCTACTACATCATCAGCTCCGTTGTCTGGACGCTTGTTAGCCTTCCAGCTCGCAAAGCTCTTGATGTTACAGCCGATATTATCCATAATCTCCCAGTTGCAGGCTACGAAGCCCTCCAAGCCCCACATCTTATTAGGCTTGCCGCTGTCCTGTCCATAGACTGTATCAGCCTTGCCAGTACTGTCCCTCTGTCCAGTAGTGTACTGACTTCCACAGCCAAAGCCATAGACGCGTTGGTCGTCCCGGTTACCAGTATAGCACCTCGACAAGATAGCTATCGTCTTGCCCTGCTCATAGTCGGTTCCATGATAGCCCTCACCTCTTAGCAAGCAAAGGTTAAGCATATCTTGATATGTGTAGTGCAGCGTTCCTACTGGCATAGCCGTAGGATTGCCCTTGCTGTCATACTTCCAGTCGGCAAATGTAGTACTTGTGCCGTCTCCAGTCCTTGTCTTCCTACCCGAGACGCTGCGCATATAGCCTAAGTCGTCAACTGAGCCTCCATAGATACCTATCAAGGTAGATTTATGCTCTACCCAGTCCTCGAGTGCCTCAATGTCGCTGCTGTCAACGGCTCTGACCATAACATCATCGGACAAACCTCTGTTGCAAGTGAAGTACAACCATTTCGAGCCCTCCGGCACATCACGATAGACATAGTCGCCCTGCTCTGCGAAGAAGTCCAAAGGCGAATTAGCAGTACCAGTTATTGCAAGGGTATCAGCCTGTACAATACTTCCGCTCGCATCGACAAAGACACTACCGTATTGAGCGTGGTTGATGGCAGGGTATCTCGCCTGCTTCATTCCCTCCACATCAAGGCGGTACACAGCACAACTTGAAAGAGTTTCCAACATATCATCGCTGAATGTCTTTCCCTTAGTCATTCCTGTAGTCTGTACACCCTTGTTGTTAGCATAGAGTATCTCACTAAGTTTCGGCTGGTTCTTCTTAGTGTACGTGGCTTCCGGCTCCTGCATCAAAGAACTTAGCAACGTGTGTTTCTGTTGCGTCTTGAAGTCATTGATACCCTTATACCAGTAGTGCGGAATATACATAAAGCAGTCATACATCTCGCCTAAGGTGTCCTTATTGTCGAAGTTCGAGCCATCAGCAAACTTAGTGTAGTCCGTCTCGCTAATCTTCGTTAAAGTCATCTTCTTGGTGGCTGCATCATACTTACCCTTTACTGGCACACTCTTCTGCCGTATCTTCAAGATATGGCCACTCGGTGTGTAGGTATTACTGAACTGATAGCCAGTCTCGTTGTCAAGGTTCGTAACATTCTCCGGGTCGTCGACCAAATCGTCCTCCACATAGTCAGTGTAGAGTGCCTGCTGAATAGTCAGCAACGGCAGGGCATTCCGCCAGCCTGCAAGGGTATCATCGTCAGTGTACTTAGTAAGCTGGTACTTACCAGTAATAGCCACCGTGCCTCCTGCGGTCATGGTAGCATCTACACCCTGCAAGTTCAGTCCGGCAAGCGTGGTGAGGTCGGCACCTGTGCCACTCTGCTTCACTCCAGTAACACGCACATACTTTAGGTTCGTTCCCTTAGTTCCGGCTAACTTCATCAGCAATGCCCACGCATCAATATTCGTGCAACCTTCTACAATCAGCGTCTCGACACTTGCGGCATTGGCAAATGTCAAACCACTGTTAGCTAAAGTAGGCAGGTAGCGCAAAGAAAGATACTTGTACGTGCTCGGCAGGGTTAACTTACTTATCTTACTCTGCTCTGCAAGGTTTATTCTTGCCAGCTTTGAGCCAGTAGCAAGCACCGTCTTTAATCTCGGACAGTACTGCGCATCTACCGTGGTGATGGCAGTATTCTGAATATCCAGTCGCTCCAAGAATGGCAGATTACCCAGCACCAAGTTAGTAAGATACCCCTCGCTGTTGTTTGCAGGCGTATAGCCAGCTCCACCGATGATTAATTCCTTAATCAAGGTAAGCTCGGAAATATCCCAAGACTGCTGGCTCGGTGTTGCATCGCTAATATCAAGGCTTGCCAGCTTATCTGCGCCAAAGATATAGAGCATAGTACCACTACCCGTGTTCGTCATTCCCGACTTCAACGTGTAGCTTTCTCCTGCTTTCAGATAGCAGCTATCCGTAGCGGTGTTAGCTCTATCTACACCTATACCGAAATATCCCTGCTTAGCGGCGGTGATCGTAACCGTTACATTAGTACCAGTACAACGCATCGACACCATAGACGAGAACAAATCGCCAGTCTGATAGAAACCATCACGGAACAAGAAACGTGTCTTGACAAAGTCTTTCAGTCTCTTAATGCTTAGTCCGTGTAGAGCATAGAAGTAGTTTGCAGTAGCTTTGCTGTTCTGGATATACTTCCGTTCTCCATCAAAGGAACTCACTACCTTCGGCCACTTCTGCAGACGATCCGTAATCCAGTATTTCACGATACCATCATAAGAGAATGGTCGCAAGCCTTCCGGCGAGGTATAGTTACGCATCGCCTGTGCCACCTGTCTTGTGGTGATGGTGTTCTCTCCAGTATCGTCAAGCCAAAAGCCATCATTACCCATATTGGCTATTTGAGTAAACAATACGCTTCCGTGTCCTTGATATACTCCGCCCTCATCATCGTTAGGGTCTATCAGCGCCGGAACAGTAAGACCGCAGTCGTTATCACTGCCTAAGATGGTATCGCCATCGTATAGGTGGTTAAGATACATTCTTACCACTCCGTCTGTATCAAGGTAGAAACCTACCATCATATTCTTGCTTCGCTGGTCCACGGCTGCTATATAGTCCGTAAACACATGATAGCAAAGAATAGAGTAGACATTCGCAACCGTATGAAGTTCCTGTTTCCACTTTTTCAAGCGATTTGCCTTCGTACCAGTAACCGTCTGACCTCCTATCGTGATGTTGCCACTCGTCAGCTGATAGTTACAATCCTGGCAGAACTTCAACCACTGATAAAGGTAGTACGGCACTTTCTTTCCGCTCTCATAGAGTGCATTAAGGTTATCATCGTCCGGATAGCGACTCTCGAAATATTGCAGCCATAATGGAACGCCATCAGTATCGGGCACCAGCATATCGTCTACGCTGTTAACACCCATAAACCAGTCGAGCGCATCATACTTCAACATTTCGTAATTCTCTACCGGGTTGACGACATCACCAGTAACGACCCACTTTCCGCCTGTAAAGGTCATATTTCCTGTTGTCTCCGTCCAAGCACCGTTCTTATAACGGAACACTTTATGAGCCGGACCGCAGAACTCCGACAGAACGTATATATTGTCCTCTCCTGCCTCGTTCTTGCTTAGCCAAGTAGATTTATCCACTTTAGCTGCAAAGTCGCTCAAAGACTGTCCTTTTGCCGCTACAAGCTCTATGAAGTCGCCATAGTTCAAGCAGTCAGCATTGTAGCCTGCCACACCTTCAAAGCCAAACACCTTTGCGTCTCCTTTATCCTCGTTCCAGTTACCTTTAGCGTGGAAATATCCATACGATGGGCTGGTAGCGTCTGGGCTGTATCTATCAGTACGGAAGAAAGCACAAGGAATGGAGCGTATAGAAGTATTCAGCACATACCCAGTAGTGCCGTTATAAGCCTTCTGCGCTGGAGTGATATAGTTGTCTCCTAACCCTCTCTGTAAGTCATTGAAAAGGTTTGTCGAAGCTCCATTATTAGCACCTCCACTCTCGGAATAGTCAACCTTCACAGTAATAATATTCGTAGGCAGACTATCATCAGCCACCTGCACCCTTCCCTTAGCAGCATTTGCCAAGCACTCTTTGAACTTATCAAGGGCTTCTCCCGTGAAGTCAGCTTCCGTATGAAGCAGGGTAATCTTAGCACCTTTGAACTTAATCTTTATGTTCTTTATAGGACGCTTAGAGCTTGTAGTGCCCTGGTTCGTTACTGTTACACCTATAGCCTTGAAGTCCTGCCAAGGTCTGTCGGGGAAATAGACATATACGTCCAACACTCTTTTCGTCTTTTTGTCTCCGTCCAGTCCTTCAAGATATTCCGGATAGTTGTCCTTAGCATCGTTATCTGCCGTGTCCTTATTCTTGCAGAGCACGAAGTATGGCAGACCTAAGTTGTAGAGCGCGACTGCCTGCGGACGGTTCTTAGTCGTATTCTCCGCAGTCTGACTCTCCATCACATGGTTAAACTCATACTCGTTAATCATTGCGTCCGTGTCGGTCATAGTAAGCAAGTAGTTATTGAACTCTTGCTCGAAGCCAAAGTACGTTTTCCAAGCCTTCACGTTGTACAGATAGAAATCACCATCAGTACCGTCAAAGGTTATTTCTGTATCGTGGGCAACGATAGAGTTTGTATTGTAGTAGCAAGCTCCCATTTCCTCGCCATCGAAATACATCTTAGCCACTCCTATGCCAGCATACGGAGCCTGCGAACTTGGCTCTATAACGATGGCTACGGTAGTCTTTTCTCCATCGTCCAAAGCTGCCGTGATGGTATGTGCCACCGTAGCACCATTATCGAAAGTAAAGACCACATTCTGCCCATCGACATAGAAACCAAAGCCTCCACTAATACAAGACATCAGCCTTGTATCGTCATTAGCTATATTCTTCTTCATCAAGGTAAACTGAATAGCCATTCCGTTTGTCTCGATGTCAGTATCTGCAAAAGGCTTATAATGCAACACTCCAGTAGCGTCCTCTGCTATACGCAAAGCCATATCGCCACTTGACTTATCAGTACCGAAATTATCCCTTACAAAGCCATTAGTAGACCAGTTAACGTCCTTAACGTCAAGGCTCACTCCATGATCCGCTATCGTGTGGTCGCTCTCGTTATTACTGCGGCTCGCAAAGTCCAAAGAGAATTGGCGCTGTGTCTTTACCTCTGTAATATCCACCAAAGTGCCGGACACCTTTACAGCCGTGGTCTGACTGATACTGTCCCCACATTTAACACTTACATTGATAGTCTTACTACCATCATAGGCGACATCAGTAATCTTACGAGAATAGGTATAAGTCTGACTTCTATAAGCCACACGACTTGCCATCTTTACACCATCTTCGTAGACCTCTGCCTCCGGTTCTTGGCTCTGTGGGTCATAGACAGCATAATCGACCTCTATACTCTCATAGAGTTTCTTAACTGCATTTTCCTCATCGCTATACCAGCGAGTAGCAACCAATGGGGTCGTATTACTTTCATCAACCACCATAATGGCAGTATGCAAGTAGTTACCTACAACTCCCGAGCCAACATCAACACCATGTATGCGCAAAGGATAGACACCGTGTGCCATATTCGCAGGGTCTATAGTTACAGAATGGCTGTAAGTGTCCATTATCGTAGCCTCTCCAAGCTTCGACCACTTGCCATTAGTATATATCTCTGTAGTCGCCAAGATACCCTTATCAGATGCGTTGTTCGGGAACTTATACATCGGCAGTGTCTTAGCACTACCACCCTGTACAAGTACGGTGTTAGCCGTATAGTTCAACGTCTGTACGCTCTGTATAGTAACATCTACTGCTGTAACGTTGACATTCTTAGAGCCAGTGTTTCCGCCATCATCTGTTGCAACTACCTTAAAGCGTCTCTGACCTGCAGTCGTGAAGTAAGAGCTAACATCGATATTATAATCAAACGTAGTCAGCGAAGCACTCGAAGCCTTATTGACATTCAGCGTCTCCAAGGTTTGATTAGTATCTCTATCTATGAGCTCCAGTTTCTCAATTTGGTTATCGCTCTCTGTAGTTCCCTGCGTGGTAACACTTCTTACGGCAGCCTTAATAATAACGCTGCCACCAGCCTTCACGTACATTGGACTTTCGGCAAAGGCTAACTGCACAATAGTACCAGTACCGCCACCGCTACCAGTACCAACGCTGAACTGGACCTCATCGCCTACCTGCTCACCGCCTGCGTTCCTCATAGACAGCTTAACGACACCTTCCGTCTCCGTGTCTACATTCAAATTTGTAGGAATAGCTTTATAGGCTCCGCCAGTCGATAGCGCATCTTTACCACCTTCGGCAGGGGTGTCCTTGGTTACTACCTCGGAACTACCGCCAAAATCTTTCCATAGCCCCACCTCGGCAATGTCATTGACCTCGCCCTGGAACTGCTTTGTCTCCATCTTATTTGCGGCGGTAGAGTAGGCAATAATTAAACCTTTCTTCGCATACGTTACTCCAGTCTTTTCCTGGCAGTATAGCAAAGCCTGTACAGCCGTTTCAAGGGTGTAGTAGTCGCCTACCTTATTCGTGTACTGCAAGCCATCAATGACAATGTATGTCTCACTTCCAGCCGCCAAACTTCCGAAGTCTTGCCAGTTATCAGTATTAAGCCAGTTAGCCTCGGTTATGCTCTTACCTACATACTGGTATGTCTTCCACACTCCTGCGGACAGCTCGAAAGACAGTATAAGACCGCTTACAGCCTTCTTTGCGTTCCAAGCTGCGTGTACGGCAGACATATTTGTGTTATCAACATCACACAGAACATAAAAGCCGGAAATCGGCACCTCCGTGGTCGCATTGAAAATAGAGGCTGGAATATCCTTAGCAGCGATAGCAATCATGTCTTTGCCATTCCATCTATATGGCACATTCTCTTCCGTGTTCACATAGATATAATTACCATTCGGCTGCACCTCTTGCCAAGTGTTCTTGTACCTCTCTGCACTATCATTGTGCACCACCTTATAGAGTTTCTTCGTACTGGTATTGTAGGCATAATCCCCCTCGTATGCACCCTCGGCAGGCGCTCCCGTATTAGCAGTTACATCTGTACCCCACTGGTTGACCATTATATTTGACGTATAAAGGTCGGACATCTCGCCGGTGGGTAGATAGTCCATCGGCACCACTCCGGAGCCATCAAGGGGTGCAACACCTTGCTCGATACCTCTCAATTTATCCTTAACGATACCTTCCACGACATCGCTAAAGTCAACAGATACCGAATGCCACCCTCCGACTGCTTTTGCCTCACCAGCTCCAGTCGGATAGCCATCATATAGCAGTAGCACCGACTGCCCTTCTGATAGGGTGATCTGCTTTTCCGAACTTTCTCCATCAGTTCCTGTTACCATTATACCAGTATGGAAATTGCCATACGTACCGGCTCCTACTGCTAAGTAGGCAGCATTAAACGCTGGCTCCCCCGGAACCGTTGCAGGTGTAGCAAGCCCCATGAATCTGTAACCTTTTGTCTGCAATATCTCCAAGGCAGAAACACGGTCCTTAATAGCAGACAGTAACGCTGTCAGTGTTTCATCGTCCTTAACACCAGCTAAGAACTTGATAACCTCATTAAAGTTATCTATCGCATCACTCGCATTCGTGCCTGTCAGCGTATCAACCTGCTTTTGTAATGTAGTAATCAAGTTCTGCAAGGCGGTATCTTTATCCTCCCTGCTCTTACTCTCATCACTTAATGACTTTTGTAGGTCAGTTACAGCCCCTTGCAGGGTCGTTATATTCCCTTCATCAGTCTTAGCACCCTGCTGCAAGGCAGCTATCAGTGCTGCAGCGTCCTGCAAAGCACCTCCAACCCTCGCGGCGGTGTTCTCTCCAACCTGCGTGGCATTTGCCACGCTGTTGGCCTTGTTTTGTAAATCAGTTATTGTTGCCATTTATCAATCTCCGATTGCATGAATATGTACTCTCGTTCCTCTCACTGGCTTCATATCCTTATAGCCCGTAAGCGTCTTTAGATAGGTCAGACAAGAATTAAGGTATTGCTCTGCCACATTCATAACATCGTCATACCTCCTTACTCTATTCTTATCGTCAGTTCTCGCCGCATAGCTGTCATTGTGCTGCACGTAGCCGCTCCTGGTTATGATACTTCCATCACCCATCGACAACTTGCCATAAACAAAATATGCGAGACTTTTCTTTAATCCCGCACACTTGATTTTCTTTCCGTCCTTGCTCTCAAATGTGCCACCGGATAGCAAAATCTTATCATCTTCGGATAACTCATCAGCAAGCAAAGCTTGAAACTTATCCAGCCCTACGGCAGGAATTATGAAAACGTCTTCGCACTCTCCTATATAGCTTTTCACCTCATCTTCTTCAAGGTGTTTGCTCGTAGGGCGTGCCAGCGCTCTAAATTCCTCTACCGTCAAAATATGCTCATTCTCCATTTGCCTTATTATTTGTCGTTGCCGAAATATACTTCATCGGTTTTATTGAGAAATTCTGTGGCATACTCTTATCTTTCCAGTGTGCGAAGACCTGTGTGAACACTCTCTCAATAAACCTCTGCTCGGTAGTTACCTCGCCTGCATAGTACTCATAAGCGTCCTGCATAACATCACCCGAAAAGCCAAGTTTGCCGATCCGAATTGCATAGAACAGTTCTTGATGGAACTGGGCATAGATGCGTTCTGTTACACTCGTTTCGGTGACTGAAAACTCCTTATCAAAGTTCTTAACCGGGAACTCTACAACCTTTGGTTCGTCCTCATCATTTTCAAGCTCCACATAGAGGATTTTTGAGCCTCTCGTATCCCCTTGGAACGCCTTTAAATCTTCATCAGCAATCATCTGACGCTCCACCTCATTTCCGTTCTCATCAACTCTCGGCGCACCCTTCTTGGCTATCAGCATACAAGCAACAAGGAAATTATTACGTGCATTGCGATATTTGATGTTCCCTAATCCTTCATCTGTGCTAATCTCCGTTATGGCTGCATCATAAATCGGGGTGGGGTATTCATTTCTACCGTCCATCGACACCCATAACACCTGCCCCTTATAGCTCTCTATGCCTCCGGCTGCTTCTATCTCTGCCTGCACTACTCTTGGGTCGGGATTGAAGACGTTATAAGTAGTTATATACTTCTTCTGAAGATATTGTCTCCTACCACTCCTTGTTTTCTCTCCTTTCCAGTCCAAGTGCTGCAATATATGTGCAACGTAGCCACTGTCATCGCTTTCTTCCAGCCTCAACTGCTCAAAAGGTATGTTATTTACTTCGGAAATCTCGCCAAATACGTTATAATTTACGTGTAAGGCAAATCCACCGAACTGCGTCAAATCGCCCGCTACGGCCTTTAAAAGGTCGTCTGTGGTATCTCCCCATCGGTTCACTTTCCATGCTGACAAAATCTCATCATCAAAGCCATACCCCTCGACAAATTTCTCATACCGATTAAGGCAAAGTTGAGCAGTACCCGAAGCTGCCGTTATAGCCATAATATTCTGTGGGTACAGATTATCATAACCATAACTCTGCAGCTTAAATCGCTGCTCATAGTTTACGTCAATCCGCTTCTGCGGCTTCTTAGCATTTCTTACGTTCATCTTACTTTGCCTTTACTTCGTTTACTTAACTTCTTCGGCTCCCTGCTCGGGCACTTCTTTCTCTTCGGGCATTTTCTGAAATAGAAACTTATGCTTCGGAAACTTCTTCAAGAAGGCGGCTGCCACCGTATCAGTTAAGTTATCGTTCGTGTATATCTTTCCACTTTGAAAAGACGGGCTGTTGATGATAGCACCAGCCTTTAGTCTATAGTTGCATTTCTCTGCCATTGTTCCTTTGTTTTTTAAGTGTAAGTAAATCTCTATCACTGCATCATGGTAGCAGTTCTGACATGATGTCGGAATGAAGTCCTTGCCAAGTACAGCTTTATAGAGTTTCTCAATCTCGTTTTTATCAGTAGCGTTAAAGGGCGCAAAGAAATCTTCACGCTCCCTTAACTCTCTGACTTTCTTAACAGCTTCTTTTCTCTCCATTACTCACCACTTGCTGGCGACATAAGGCTCTGATACTTTGCCTGTGTCGTAGCTGAATCAGTATCGAAGAAGAAAAGTGCTGACTTCGGGGCTGCACTCTCCTGCAAGGTAACAAGCCAGCCACCATCGGTGTCCTCGCTATACTTCTCATTCGTCATTTCCGTGGCATGAAGTCCTTGGTAGTAACCATATACTTGGTATTCTGCCTCTCCATTCGCACCCTTAGTAAGGTTTCGAAGTATCAGCACGAACGAGCCATTAGCCAGTCCATCGATGATGTCTCGAGCCACCTCCGGACCATTATCCAGCACCACTAACTGTACTTGGTTCTGGAACGTGTTATGATACGTTCCAGTAGTCAGTGTGGTCTGCGTCCCTTTAAATGGAGTCTGACCAGTCTGAACTACAGCATAACCCTGTTTCTTTGCTTTCAAAAGCAGGGTCGTAAGTATGTTCTTATTCTCTGCGGAAAAAACAGCCTTGGAGAAATCAATATCCCCACGGTTCATAATTACTCCGCCCGGTTCCATACCCCTTACCAAGGGGTTATCGCAATTAGCCTGTATAGCCTTTGCGATTAAACTATCACAAGATGTTGACATAGTTCTTACCCTCCCTTATTAATAAGCAGCGTGGAACATATCATCTTCCAGTATCTGTGTGCCAATACGGCCAGTGGAATAGATATAGTTTCTGCGCTCCTTTTTGTCAAACCAAATATCGAGGTCAGAAATCAGTCCGTCTGCATCTGTAGCAGTCTGCAACTCATTAATGTTAGCATACACAGCACGGTATGGCTTGTTCAGCACTGTTCCAGTGTTCTCGTAGGCACGTATCATTCGGTCCCAAATAGACACCCTGGCAATAGTAACACCATTGTACTTAGCCACATCGAGACCGTCAAAAATAGTCTCCCACGGCATGATAACCTTGTACACCTTCTTGATGTCATAAGTCAGTGCATCTGCCAGTGCCTTTGTAGTCAAGATAACAGCACCGCTGTCAGATGTAATGCGGCTGTCTGTGTCCATCAGCATAGTGTCGAAGATACCAGTTGCCACACCCTCTGCAAGAATAGCAGCTTTCTGCTCCTTATAGGTCTTGGCTGCATTGGCAGCGATAGCTGTCAGCTGATCCGGTTTCTTAGTGCACTGCTCAAAGATACGCACGAATAAGCCCTTGCAGGTCGTGAATAGCTCTTTTCGTGTTCCGGCAGTCAGTGTGCCACCATCTGAAATAAGCGATGCCTCTTTGTTACCAAACCAGCCAAAGCGCCAAATCATACGCTTCATCTGACGCTCCAAAGCAGGGCGCAGGATATAAGTCAAGAACTCGGTTCCTGTAAGGTCGCCAATGTCCGTGCCAGTCTTTAGGGTGTACTCTGCAATAGTTCCCTGCAGGCTCTGATAGCAGATTTTCAGAGGTATCTGCCAGTCTCCAAGCTCCCAGCGCTTCTGCGAGTTGGCAACACCATACTCTTCGTATACTGGGTCGCAGCCACTACCAGCAATACCCACATCGTCACCATCACCGAGGAACGCTACCGGGTCGCCATTCTTCACTTTCTTCAAGGCGGTGAACTTCTGATAGTCCTCGTCTTGGTCGATACTCAAAGGTATAAGCTCTTTGAGGTCGGTTACATCTTTCGGGTTAACCGAAATGTTTTCAAACCATTTAGTCATTTCTCTAATTCTTTAGTTTACAATCTTCACTTACTCGTTAGGGTTTTTCTTTCCCCACGTGCCATTACGGCGAGCCTCAATCTCCAGTTCCATAGGGGTCTTACCCTTTACTTGGTCGTCTGCTTTTTCGTGGGCATTCTTACCCTCATTACTTCTGCCCTGCGGCTTATAGCTACTTGACAGCTTAGCCAGCGCCTTTTCGCCTCCAGCAATCTTAACAGCATTAAGGATGCGCAGGTCGTCAACACTCTTAGCCTTAGAGTTTGCATCTTCGAGTTTCTTCTTCAAGTCCTCGATTTCCTGCTCCAGTTCCTCAACCTTCTTTGTCAGCTCGGCGACCTTATCATCACCATCGGTACCGTCACCGCCATCACCGCCATCAGCGCCATCAGCACCGTCACCAGTCTTGATGTCGGTGATAACTCCATTCTCTACGATGATTGTCTTACCATCGGGCATAACAAACGTACCGTCTGGGCTTGCCTTATCACCTACCTGCGGCTCTCCTTCTTCACGCTCCACAGTCAGCGTCTGACCGTCAGCAGTCGAAAGGTCAAGCCCTACCGTAACCTCATCGATGTTCTTAACACCGAGCTTGGCTAACACCTTGTCAAGCAAAGATTTCTTTACTTCGACTTTTACATCTTTACCTTTTACCATTTTAGCTTTATTATTAACATTAGCACCCTTTGCCTTTGCTGACGCAGGTGCAATTATATCTCCAATTATTCCAAGTTCCTTAGCCTGCTCAACGCTAATAAACTTATCCTCATTCATAAGTTCCTGCATCTGCTCCCTATCACAGCCGCAACGCTCTACATACAAGTCGAGCATTTTCGTTTGCTCATTTTGTAGGCTCTGTTCTACCTTTTGTAAATCTTCAACAGTCAGAGCGTCCCCAAGTGCCCAACCCGGCACATACGGGTTATGTACCAGTATCTTTGCGCTGGAGTATGCCAATCGTCTTTCAGTTGGAGCAGCCATTAGGATAACAGTAGCCATACTTGCCGCCTTACCCTCTACTATGCAAGTAATTTCTTTCCCAGTAGAGCGTAACTTGTCATATATAGCCCAGCCCTCTGAGCACGATCCGCCATCACAGAACAACCGCACTTCAATCTTGTTATCGTTCTTAGGTATAGACGCAACGAACTCATCTACATCTTTGAAGCAGACACCCTCTGCATCTCCCCAAAACTTGCAGGCGTTCTTTTCGCTCTCCGTCTGAATATCATTGTATATCTTTAATACTGCCATCTTTATAGATTTCATTTATTTACACCACAAAATTACTTTATTTTTATTCTGAATTCATTTATGTGTTGCATTTTCTGTTATCGCCTTTTGATAGCATTATGTTTTACCCACTTTCCTGCCGCGTGGTGCAGCTATTTTCTTTTCAGTGTGTAACTAATCCGGCAAAGGCAAAAGACATCGCCATAACGCAAAAAAAGGTAGCCTATCCTCTCGGACTGGCTACCTTCACTTATAACTGAAATCTAAGGATATTCTATTTAAGTACCTTCTCGAAGCGTTTTGCAATTCTGAAAATCGTGGCTTCTCCTACTCCGTACTGCTCACTAAGATAGTACGAAATATATCTTACCTTATGCCCCTCACTCCTTAATCGCTTCCAATCTTCGTACATCTGCAGGTATCTTACATCGTCCGGCTTGATACCATTCTCTGCCATCACCTTGCAGACACTTTCGGCACACTTTAGCAAATCATACTCTGTCATACGCTACCTATCCTTTCCAGTGTCTCCACTCTATTTTTTACGCTCGTTATTTCTTCTACACTCACTACTGGCCGTGGTGCCATCGCCATTCCCCTTGCAACAGCATTTGCCAAATATTCTTCGCCAACCTGTTGCTGCGGTGAGCCTCCATAGATAGGAACACCGCCGCCGATCTGATTAAAGGCAGACAATGCCGGGGCAAACATAGAGGTTGCAGCAGCCGTTAGCACACTCTCGCCGTTAGATAGCTTTGCAGGCACGCTGTCTGACGTTCCGGACCCCGGCCCTGTAACATCACCACCCTCGGCAAACTTCGCGCTCTTGACCGTCTTAATGGCCGTAGCAACATTAGCAAGGATAGTTGTAACCGTGGTGGCAATAGCAGCAATATTGGCAGGGAACGGAACACTCTGCGCCTGCTTCACACCTTCCGCCAATGCTACACCAGTAGATATTGCAATCTGTGCCAAAGATAACACCTTACTTGCCTTTGCCATCGCCTTGGAGTTTTCCCCAAAGGCTTCAGCTACCTGCTGGGCACCTCCTACCATAGAGTTGATTGCATCATACTTCGCTCTCTCGACATCTATTTCCTTTTGGTTCAAAGCCTCCTTTGCTGCGTAGTAGTCGTTCTCGTAGCCCAGTTTTCTTTGGTTGAACTCCTGCAGTGTCTCACCTTCCGCCTGCTGTGCCTCATCAAGGATTTGCTTGCGTTCCTCCATCTGAAGACGTAGCTTCGTAATCTCCGGGTCTTCCGTGGCATTTCCTTCGTAGTAGTCATTCATCGCCTGTGCGGTGCGTTCCTCCAAAGCCTTCTTAGCCGCATCAACCTGCGCCTTAACAACAGCCTCACCGTGCGCTTTCTCTGCATCTTCATACTGCTTATTATAGGCTGCTTGGATAGCCAGTATCTGCTGCTGCTTCTGTTCCTCGGTCAGCTTAGATTGGTTGACTGCATCTATCTCCAGTTTCTCTTGGTTGACCATCTTATCAAGGGTTAGCTTATACTCCTGGTCGCTCCCCTTCTTCACTGCCTTCAATAGCTCATCATAGTATGAGTTTTCCTGCTGCAATCTCTCCTGCAGGGCTTTGCTATCCAGTTCGGATAACTTCTTAGCCTCTATCTGCTTCAAGGCTTGTATCTGCACATTAATGGCGGCTCTCGCCTTTACCGTAAGGTCTTTCTCCGTGGACAAACGTTTCTGCAAGTCCTCGATCTGCCTGTCATACGTTGTCTTTATACTAACCCTCTGCTGCTCTACGCTATCCTCTATAAGCTGGTTTAGCAAATCTTCTGCCTTCCTAACCTCGGCAAGTTCTTTCTTCGCGCTCTCATCAACCTTAGTTGTGGTCTTATTGGTGTTATTTTTTGTTGTTTTACCGCTGGTGCCGTTTTTTCTTCCGTTGCCTATAACTTTACCACCGCCGTTATTTGAGCCCGAATTTCCGCCCGTATTGCCGTAATCGCTATCAAAGTTAAGTTTCGGCACATTGATATGAGCCATCTTCGCTTTACTGACTGTGTTATTAAAGGCAGTAACCAAGTTATTAGCGGCTTCCTTACCAAAGCTCTTTGCATCACCAGCCATTTCCTTAAAAGTCTTGCCGAAGTTGCTGCCAAGCTGTGAAAAGCCACTCTTTATCTTATCCCACGATAAAGTAACGATACCTTCCACAATATCCGCCAAGCCTTTAAGCTGCCTTCCGACACTCTTAGCTGCATCAATAATAAGATTGAACACTAACTTTACCGTGCCCCACATATTCTTGAAAGCAAGCCCTATTATCTGAACGGCAGCTCTCAACAACAGACTTTCATTGTACCAGTCAATAAAGTAGTTTATGCAGGATATTACAGCCTTAATGACGCTAACGAGTGCTTTCGTGGCTATCAGCTTTAACTGTGCCTTCATCTTCTCAAAGCCACCTCCCGTCATATCGAATAATGCAGCTACCGAGTTATTAAGCTCTGCCTGTGTTTTTATCTGCTCATCTTTCAGCTTGCCCAGTTCCCCGGTCTTTGCCTTTAGCTTATCGACACCGGTTCCCATCTGAGTTAGGACATTAACGAAGTTGGAGCCAAGCGCAATAGCGCCCTTGCCGAACATATCCTGCATAACCTTGGCAGTCTGCTGGCTCTCTACACCATTCTTTTTCAGTGCCTCACCGACCTGCTGCATAGCTTCCATCGTGGTAATCTGCCCGGTCTGTATCTTCTTCGACAGTCCATCAGCGTCCACCCCCATAGCCTTGAGGTCAGTTCTTAGGGTCGTGCTCATCTTCTGCAAGTTGAAGCCACCCCTCTGTATGCTGCCTAACGTGGTACTTACATTCAAGCCCTGCTTAGATATAGTCGCCATAATACCAGTGAACTGGTTTGCATCAACGCCCAAATCTTTGAACGCACCTGCATACTCCTTTAGGTTATTCAAGAAATCACCGGATATATTACCACCACTTATCAAGCCATCTTTTACCAGTTGTAATGCTTCCGTGGCATCTATGCCAAAGTTCTTAGCCAAGGTAGAAGCAGTAGTAAGCGTATCTTTGAAGTCCGTGCCCATCGTATCAGATACCGCCTGGACCTCATCACGATATGCTCTCATATCATCACCCGCCAAGCCAGTAAATGCCTTCGTCAGCTTTGAAGCCTGCACCAGTCCTTCATTGTAGTCCCAAAACCACTTGAACGCTGCCCCGGCACCAGCCACACCAGCCATTGCCAGGAAATAAGGATTGCTGAACATCTTTAAGAACGTGGTAAAGAAGCCAGTAGCTGCAGACTTTGCCTTATCCAAAGCACCAGCCACACCACCCTCGTTGAGTGTCTTTGTCAGCGCTTGCAGGCTCGCTCCAAACTTAGAGTTGCCGAAGATGGCATTATTTATCGCACCCTCATAGTTACCTACATTGCGGTAAAATCTCTGTGTTGACTCTTCCGCTTTTTTCAATTCCGTGGTAATCTCATTGATGTGCTTTTGCATCTCCTTACCCTTAGCCCCTTCTCGCTCTTTCCTCGATAACTCATCATAGGCTTTCGTGGCATTAGACAGCTCTGCACGAAGTTGCTTCAAGCTACCTTCCTGCTGTTCCTCTGTTCTTAGGTTGTTCTGCAGCTCCTTACGCAGTACCCGGACATTATCCTTATACTGCGTAATAACAGATTGGTTAGCTTCCATCTGTCTGTTAACATCCCTCTGTTCCTCTGCACTTAACCCAGTCTGTTTTTTCAGTTCCTTCTGCTGGGCATTAAGTTCTGCCAACGCCTTTTGGTACTTCAAGATACCATCGATAGCGTCTTGATAGCGCACTTTAATATCCAGTATTCGCTGTTCCTCTTGTGTTGCCATACTCAATCTTTTATTTCAAGTTTCAACATTTCAACCTCTGCCAGCCCTGTGGCTTCGCTCTTTATCTCATTTACTGCAAAGTAAGCACCATACTGCGCCAAGAAAATAGGCTTTGTCTCATCAAATTCTAATAGCTCTATATCTCTTATACGCATGGTCTCTTTTACTATCTTAGCATATTGCAAGGTAGTAAATACTTCCGAATATTTAGCGTTTATTATCTCCTGCATATAGATGTCAAACATACCTACTGCATTCCCTTCACTATCTTGCCCCAATCTTAGAATACGGTCGGTGCAAGCAGAATACTCCGGACCATTCTCCGTGGCCGTGGTAGTTGTTGTGGTTCCGCTCCCAGTAGTAGATGAACTGCCACCACTTCCGAAAGTACCATTACCGCCAGTGCCACTTGATGTCGCCTCTTTATACATCGGTACATTATTTCCATCGGTAGCACTAAAGGGAAATTCTAATATCGTTCTTTCCGTGGATAGAGTTTCATTAGCCACCTGCAGGTCGCCATCATAACTGCCTACCACCCATTTGTCATTTTTCCATTTATAGTAATTATGCTGCGCATAGTCTGTCATCTTAAATTCGATAGTCTTAGGCTTATTCTCACCGCCCTGCGGTATTACTCTCCTGGTCCAGTCAACAGCCTTCGCCTTGTTATTCCATACGGTAGACAACGGAATAAAGGTAACTACGCCATCACTCGCCATCTGCATAGGGAACGTACCAGTAATGGCTGCTAAGAACTTCACAAAGTCTATAATCTTAATCTTAGGCAGATTTGATGAAATAGGGAAATAACCACCGCTTGGCACATTCTCATCGCTCGACAAAGAAGCATTAAGCGTACCACCATTAAACTGGGCACCACTCAAACCAAGACCGTATACAAGCCACTGAATAGTTATCGTTTGTCCCTTCTTAACCTCCAGTTTCCCGTAGGCTTTATATTCGTGCTTTACGATACCCCGGTAGCCAGTAGGTACAGATACCCTGGTATAGCCCATATTGCTTATATCGCCTATCTTATACTCTGTATCTTCACCACCTCCAGTAATCTTAATATCTAAGTAGTGATAGCCTCTTACATTCCAACTATCACCGCCACTACCTCTGCCACTTGGCTTCGACCATCTACTTGTATCAAACTGCCATTCGGCGGTTAAGTCCAGTATCATAGTAGCGTCTGCCGCTACCGTCAACTGCTGTACTGTTCCGGAACTCTCATCGAATACGTTAGTAGACTTTGTTATCGTTATAGGCACCGTCCCACTTATCACCCCTGTTATACTACCTAACGAAGCCTCAAACGCACCACCTTCAAAAGTTAGCTCGTTAGACTTCTTGCTTATCAAGGGAACAAATAACGTATCGATATAATCTTTAGCCTCTCCAGTAAATTTAAATTCTACTCCACACTGCTTCTTTATCAAGTCTAAGATAAACGGCACCCTTACACTCGGTGGCAAGTTCGCAATACCATCAGCCGTCGTTCCGGTCCTACCAAAGCTGACGCCATATCCATACGTACCACCGCCCCAACTCCTACCACCTTTAGGCGAAGTCTGTCCTTCACTCGTTCTAAAAGTATAATCTGGAGTAGTTTCGTGCTGCATCACATCTAAACCGATATAGCAATAGTCAGCGGTCTTGGCTGCCTCATAGGTCGTAGGCTTGTTCTTACTCTCAAACAAAATCTTATCTGTACTTTCCAACTGGTTAAGAGTAGTGCCCTTGCTTATCAACGAGGAAAAGTTAGAGTATAAGCCCCAAACGATAGATACCTCTATGGCTTCGTCTGTTACCTCCAGCACGCTTGCGCTTCCGTCTCTGATTACTTCAACACCATTACGGAAATAACGCGCTGTGTGCGTTAAATATGGGAAATCGGTATTACTCTGCACCAAGTCCGTATGCTCCAGTATCATTTGGTTGCGTACCGTCTTTGGCAGCTTGACTGTGTACGTGTTATTACTCACTATCTTAGATATATCACGAAATAGATTACTCTTGACATCAAGGGTAATCTTCGTGTCTGTTCCCATATCTACCAACACACCATCTATATAAAGTCTTTCGTCTGTCATAGCTCTTAGAGTTTCTGAATTGGTACCTCCGGCATAACTACATTACAAGTGAAGTCTTGCAGTACTGCGGTACTCTTTTTATATGTTCCAGCCTGTATCGTTACAGCTATCCACCTCGGCTGTTTGTTCTCATCATAGCCAGCGAATAAGTCTACACACGGCGAAGTCGCCAAGTCAAACAACATATCGTAAGTTTCGCTATCCACATTAGGCGCACACACTGGCACGGTGTCCTCTCTCGACATCTGCTGCTGTCTACCAGTATAGCCTTGATAGCCATAACTCATATCGTAAGCCAGCAAGTTATTTCGGCTAAACGCATCATCGGCCGTGGTCTTTCTGCTTTCCTCGCCACTCTTAAACAGATAATAGCAGTAGAAGCCGTGGCGGTCTATCCATCTAAGATAATAGCCCTCATCGTACCCATCAACGACATTGATCCGCACCTTTTCTGTCTTCGTACCTCCACCAGTATAGCGGAATGTCATATCAAACGATTTATCAAATGTTACCTCTACAAACGCTCCTGTACAGTCGAGAATAGTATAGAAGTCCTTGCAATTATCAGTAGAAAGCAGGGGTACGTTATACACTCCCTGCCCGTCCGTGTTCTCAAACCTCTGTGGCACACCATCACGACAGAATAGCAGTGAGCCACCTAAAGAGAATAAGCCAAAGGAAAAAGGAAAACCACGAAACCAAGTAAGAGTACGATAACCGTTATAACTCTCCTGGCCGCCTTCTTTTAGTGCTCCCCATATATAGAACACCGACAAATCGAACTCCACCTGCGAGCCATCAGAAAGCGACACAGACACTACGATAGTGATAGTCTTTCCCATTTCCGTTTTTACGACCTTCGTGTAGTCCAGTGTACCAAACGACATCGTATCAAAGAACGTCTGCACATACTCTCTTACATCAGCATAGCAGCCATCGCCAAAGGCTCTATATAACACACTACTCTCGTTCGTGTCCGTGGTGCTCATAGTTAGCTGCATAGACACGATATTGTTACCCATGGCAATAAATAGGCAGGGGTTAAAGGCAAACCCCACCTCGTCCGGGTATTTCAGCGTTACACCATTCTTCGTTGCTGTTCTCATATCTGCTCCTTACCATTAAGTTTGATACTCTCTATATTCTCATCAACCAGCTTAACCAGTCTGTCCAATATCCTTTTCGTTGTCCCTGGGATAGCATTCGAATAGATGTCAGCCCTACCACCTTGCCTATACAATGACGTACCACTATTCTTTATCTTTCTCGCAATGAAGTAAGCAAGGGTGTTATCGCCCCTTTCCTGTTCCGTGTACTTATGCGGTCTATCAGTCTTATATGGTATCGGTGTACCACTTATGCCCTTATCCCGCATCCATTGTTTGATGATACCAGTAAAGTTGGCGGGCACCTTTCCCGGCTTACGTCCAGTCTCCAAAGTTCCAAAGGCGGTACGACCAAACAACACTCCGTGCTGTGGCTCTACCTCCACCCTTAGACTGGCTGCAGTTCGACCACTCGCCTTTTGCCCTGCGGCAATATGCTGCGCTACAATCGTCTTACGAAGTCGCTCCAGCTCATCAGCCAGTATGTAGCTGGGTGTCTCTCCTTTGAAACTCTCTACACTCATAGACAGATACCTTTCGCCTCTTTAAGAGTTATCGTACACCACACACCACTGACATTGCTTGCCAGCGCCTCATAGAGGCTGTTATAGACTATTCTTTCTGTTATCGGCTCGAAGTAATGAGTAGCCATTAAAGCAGCTATAAAGTTTTTCATCACTCCCTTCATAGCCTCAAAGGTAGTTTGGTTATCTGTGCCATCAGCGTCCATCGGAACTTTGTCTATAAAGGCTAATATCACATTCTCACTATCCCTGCAATAGCCATTCTTAAAGTCAAGCTCTCCATTCTCTATTAGCAGGCATACGATAGCGGGCAAGTCCGTCTTATCGACAGCCCTGTCTACACCTGCCCAGTCTTCGAGAACAAAGCCATACTTTGGCCAGCCCTTTTCGGCAACCTCCCTAATCTTTTCCTCTATACTCATTTTCTCTTACTCTTTATCTCATCAGCATATATCTTGTTTAATCTTCTCTGAAACTCTGCCGTTTCATTGTCCATCTTCAAGCATTGATAGACACGGCCCCAGTGAACACCTAACACCTCATCATGATCTGCTATCCCCATACGCTTAGCGTACCAGTCAATCAAACCGAAAATGCCGTAGTTTAGCCGATTAATACCTGCCTGTAGTTCCTCCTTACTTGGCTTATTCTTAACGCTATCAAACAAGTTATTGATACGTTTCACACTACCAGCCACCCAGCCAACAAAGCGCACCACCTCAACTGCCGGGGCTTTATTCACATCTTTCGGCTTCATTCCCAGTAACACCTCGCAAACCTTATAGAACATTTCCGAGCCTGTCTTTAGCTCCGATAGGTCTATCATCTGCCCCAGTGTCATAGAGTTTAGATTATCCGGGGTCGTGGCTTTTCCCACCTTTAGCGGTCTTGTCATTGTCTCCAGTTTCAAGCCATCAAGGTTGGCTGCATGGTTAGCCAATATAAGCCAAGTTTTGAAATTCGTATTTATATCCATCAATCAAGTCTGTTATAGTGCGCCCTGGCAGTACCAGTACGCTGTATGTTCAACTTACGCAAAGCAAAGTATCTCACCGCATCGATACCATGGTTCCATTTATCCACCGGGTCGTTCGTTTGCTTTCCGTCTCTGTCCTTCTTATACTTATAGCTGTTTAATTCCTCTATCAGTCCAGTAGAACGCCGTGTGACGTTAATCTTGTATCTGTGGAGTACATCAATACCCACCGTAATAGAGTCGGCACCCTTCACCGCAGGAACTATCCAAAGACCGAAAGCCTTTATCTCGGCTATACTCTTAGGCTCGGCACTATCAGCAACAACGTAATCGCGCCTCGTTATACCCTCGTCTTTCATTCTCTCTGCAATCATCGGGTTTGTCATTCCTCGCTCATAGATACGTTGGTCTAACCATATCTCTCCGTGGGCGAGCGATATTTCTATCAAGGCTGTAGGGTCGGCACTGAATCCGAAGTCAAGTCCATATCCATGTATCTTCACATCAGCCAAAGGTGGCATATCATCAACGATACGATAGTTCGGGAATATCAGTCCGGACAGCTTACCAGTCTTGCCCCAAAGATAAACCTTTCGCAGTTCCCCGTCCTCGATACCATTAATGCGCCCTCGCTCATCATCAGTAAGACATCTGTTGGCATAGTGGTTGGAGTAGATAACCCTTGTATCTTTCCTGCCTATAACCTTATCGTGCACCCAAAAGCGAGCACTGGGGTTGAAGTCTACCCAAATCTTCTTTCGTGTACGGATAGCAAGCTGCCAGTAGACTTCGTAGCTTATACCGTTAGCCTCATTGATAAATAGATAATCTCTCTTACCACTCTTAGCGTCCTGCTCGTCCTCATAGCTCTTAAACTCTATCTCTGTGCCATTAATACCAGTAGCCTTTAACGTGGAGTTGTTAAACTTAAAGAACTTAGCCAGCCACTCGTTGTCCTCTATTATCGACTTCAAATCACGGAACGCACCCACCTTTAGGTTTGGCAAGTCCTGTCCTACTACTGTTATGATCTGCTTACTCTGGGATATAGCGATATAAATAAGCACCTGCAATATCGTGTACGTCTTACCCGAAGATGTACCACCCTGGTTGACATATACGTGGTAATCGCCGCATATATTCAACTCAAACAGCCGCTTATTAGCCTTAAAGATTTTCATCGAATTTCTCTATATCCTTTTCCAGTTCCTCGATAGAAGTGTAGACACCTCTCGGCTCGCTGCCATCTTCCGGACCATCAACGAACTCGATAGTTATCTTTCCTTCCATACCTCCGGAAATCTCCATCTTATCTGATGGCTTTTCCCCTAATATGTCCCTTATAGCATTATAGGCGGCAGGGTCGCCCCTCATCGCCTTATTAAATAGTCCGGCAGTGATACCCATCAAGTTCGACATATCAGCAGGGGCAATGCCTAAGTCTGCCAGCAACGCACGAGACTTCACACCTGTTACATCAAGATTGCCATATTGTGCTGCAAGTTCTTTGAGCGTCCTTTTCTCTCTCCTTTTCTTTCCGCTCGCCTCACCTCCTTTCTTGGCTATTGACCTTTGTTCGTCCTTTGTTCGTGTATCTTGTGGCTTTAAATTTTTATACCCCTCTTCACGGCTCATGTGCGCCTCCATTTCTCTGACACAATCTTTGGCACCAGCTTTGGCCAGTCTACGCTGTGGTGATACCTTCCGAACTTTATAACCAGTTTAGCTGCATTCGGAGCCACCAAAAACAAGTAAGCAGTCTTTCTGATTGTTCCTTCCTTCTGATAGATGTCCTGCAAACCTCCCTTTTCCTGCTGTGTCAGCTTCATAGACATATTGAGGAACTTAAACGAGAACTCTATCTTTCCCGGCCGGTGGTACGTGTCAATAGCGTTAATGGTATCATCATTCAGCCGTGACCGCCAAACCGTGGCACCGCCCGTGGAACTCTGATTATGGGCATTAAATATTCGCTTCCCCACCTTCTCGCAGTTATCCGGCATACTCTCCGCCGTGGTCTGACAGAAACCAACATTCGGCATATTGGTATCGTAGCCAAACTTGGCGATCCGGCAGAGCCACCACTGGAATGTCTTACCCGTTAGCCGCTTCTTAGGCTGCGAACACTTACTGCCACGTTTCCCTTTGCGGTTCAAATTTGTTAGCCAAAACTCTTCGTAGTCATCATCAAACTGCCAGTGGCGAAGCTCTCCCCTCTGACGGGAAATCTCTATTATTGCATTCCTGGCAGGAACGGCACCCGATGGCATTTTTTCAAAGCCGAAGTTATCCAGTACATCAGTATGCTTTATCTGCTCGTACCAGTCAAAGACTAATACTCGTTCCTTCCCGAAGTTCTTTTGATACTCCGGTATAGTTTCATCGTTATTACCACAAACGATAAACCACTCGCCCGGATAGTTCATCGCTATCAACGTGCGAGCAGTTCTGCACTGGGGTCGCCCCTTGCTCATAATATAGACCGTGTTCAAAAGGCGGAAATCATCACTACTTAATTTCATGGTTTTCCTCCTTTCTGAAATCTTCTATTATTGCCGAGTAGCCATTTTCTATTGCCCCCCCCAAGTCAAGAATTACCAAACCGAGCCTTTCGAATATCCTCTGCTCTTCCGGGGTCGCCTGGTAGGCATAGTAATCTGCTATCTTCGCAAAGTTGAAGTTAGTAAACCAAGCAGCCCGGAGTTTGAGCATTTCCCTTAGTTCCTCATTCTCTATTTTCTCTATATCTTCATCAAACTTTGTACATGGGGTGTATAGTTCCTCTACCTTCCGGTGTGTTTCCTTCGGCTCATACATCACCTTGCCAGTGTTCTGGCTATACTCATCGTATAATTCATCGCCTGCGTCTTTCATCGGGTCTAAGCCCCAATCCTTTGCATCAAAACCAAACTCTTGCTGAGCGTCCGCCAGCGCATCATTATCCCAGTCCAAGTTAACCTCATTCGTGGCATTGTCAGCTAAAGCCAGCTCACGACCTTCCGGGCTGTTCAAGTCCACATCAGTACGTTTCACAGCCACCAGTTTAGAGCCATCTGTCTCTACAACGATAACATCATCGTAGCCGAGTTTCTTCGCCATCTCCTGCGTCTTATTCCCGGCTATGATATTATTATCCTTATCGAGCAGGATAGAACGACCAAGACCGAATTTCTCGATACTCCTACGCATCAACTTTTCACCCTTCTTGGTACCCTTGTTGAAGTTCTTTTTGTCCTGCTTCAACTCACTGATTTTGTTTTCGGTAATCTTAGACTTCGACATAAACTAATTCAGAATTATAACAATGATATATCATTTGCAAATATACTGCTATTATTTATATTTTCCAAACAAAATCAACAAAAAAAATGGGGTGCAGCCATTACGACCACACCCCAAAAGAAAGCAACAAGACCTGCCACTTATCGTGGTGGCATTTTCTATTCGTAGAGTTCGATAGCCTCCAGCCGGATGCGGAACACATCGCCTGCCTTATTCGTCAGCTTGGCAACTCTTATGTACGTCTCATCATCATACATAGCCTGCTCTGCTCCATCGTAGCCATCAGCCTTGAAGATGGATATTTCCCGGTTATAGCTATTCTTAGCTGCCTCCATATCCTTGTGGGCATACTTCAACACCTTAACATCATTCTTCGTGCTGACCTTCTGTGTCAACAGATAGATTATTTTCTTTTCCATATCTTAACGGCTTTACTAATATTAGTTCCTTATTCTCTAATTTTCTCTGTATCTCCTTCCTTTCTTTTGAATGGGCTATAGGCTTAGGCTTGCTCACTATAATTCCTGCCTCTGCCATTATTTCCAATGAGTGTCCTATAGTACTCTCTCTATACGACTTGACCTTCACTGTCCTTGTAATAAATGGAACTATCATGGCAGCAGATAATCAGCATAGATGTCAATGAACTTTCGACCTGCGTAGTCCGCCTTCTCCTCGCTCTCGAAGGCAAGGCGCACACCGCCAAACGCGTTCGAGCACGAAGAAGCGTAAAGCGCGTACGAGCAAACGAGACCGCCATTCGAGCCCGCAACGCTGCCCGCACGACCGACCACACGCTTTCTGTCTTCGTCTGACAACTTCTTTAGGTCTTCTGCCGTGTAGAAGTAGAACCACGGATACCATCTTAATTCGTCTTTGGTGAATTTCGGCTCCCAGCCATCATTAATGGCAGCCGTGATGATCCGTAGTTTCAGATAGGCAAGGACATCTTTCTCGCTATCCTGTTGCAGGTACTTGTTGTTCCGGTACACCTCCACCAGTGGGTCGTCAAGTCCCAGCTTGTACATCGCATCTTCGAGCGTCTCTATCTTATTCCACTCCTTTGCCTGCACTCTTACTATCTGTACCCCTTTCTCCAGCAACTTAAATGATACTGACACACTATCCTGGTCCTCTCCCGGCTCATAGCACTGGTTGATAACCTCTTTCGTGGTGGGATTAATCACTTGATAATAAAACTTCTTCATCTTTACTTTTCTTTATAAATTCTTATTAATAAATTATCAAATTTTTATCAGTTGAATATCAGACACTTAGAAAATTCTGATAAGAAATTTATAGAAAACTCATAATTTCCTCATAATTTCCTCAAAATTTCTTAGGCTGTTATTTTTCTCGAAAACGCCGTCTGCTGCGCTCTTATCATCATAGGTATATACTTACCCACCAAAGCAATTATCTCGCCGTGGTACGCCGTTATTTGGTTTTGCAGTCCTTGACTCTGTACTATCTCCCATGTTTTGGTATTCACTTCCACCGTTTCAACTCTCTTGCCTTCCTTATCCCTGGCAGACAATATTAGGCTGTTCGGGTGTCTCTTCTCGCTCCAGTAGCCATTGGCAAAGACACAATGGTGCATCGCCTCTGCTTCCTCGATAAACTCCTTGACGCTCTGCAGTACGTGGCAATAGATAGTGCCATCATCGAAAGCCACACCGAAGAACATTCCCCGGTACTTCCTATATTGTCCTTCATTCTCCATCGCCTCACGTTCCTTACGCTTGAGCTCCATCTTTGCCAGCCTCTCCTGTTTCTTCTTTACCAGCCTGTCATGTTCTGCCCTTAGATTATCCGGACATACATAATGAGCGTTGTGCAGGTCTTTATGTTCCTCGTTCAGCAAATCAAGGTAATCAAACCAAAGAGTAATGTCCTTTAGCTTGTTCACATTATAGCCAGCCCTTAAAGCCACCTTCAACGCATAGCGGTACGGCAGGTTGTGGTCGCCTCTCTTACATAGCCAGTCAAACAACCTATACTGCTTGGTCTTAGCCAGCCACTCTGCATCACGATCTGCCAGTAGTCTTTGAATAATATCACCGACTCCAGCCTTTAACCGTAGAAATCTCTTGCTCCAGCCATTACGCTTCAAGATAGCCGTTACTTTTACCGTAGGGCAAACGTAATTACCTGCGGTGGTAAATATATCCTCCCATACGTAATAACCGCTACAATGGTCGTTATGGTACTTGATAGACATCTTAGTGCCATACTTCCAGTAGAACGACCAAATAGTTCTCGTGTAGTCTATACCGATTATCGTCTCCACTCCGTCCTCGTCATACCAATGCTCGAAGACTTCATTTATCGACCTCTTAGCCTCAAAGCCTCTCTTACTCTCTACCGTGAAATCAAAGGTACGGACCACTTGCCACCCCTGGCAGGTAGTCAAGAAACTTATCTGCTTCGTTTCAGTAACGATGTCCTGTCTCTGCTTGCGCAAAGAATATTCCAGTTGGAGTTGTCTACCACACTCCGGGCACCTATACTGCCCCTCTCCTAAAGAACACTCCAGTTGTCCTGCATCGTCCTCGATGGTAGCACCACACTCGGAACACCACACCAAGCCACGACCCTTCCGTAAGTCCCGATAGTAGCCTTTAGCAGGGAACTGGCTCCAGCCCCACGCAATCTGCTTCTCGGTCAGTGGCTTTAACGTCTCATGGAGTGCCAATACTGTGCGCTCTCTTTTATTCCGTGGTTTCATAGCTTACACCCTTTAGAACTCATCGCCAAACAAAGATGGCTGCATCTTTTCCAGCTTCTTAGCCTTCTCGATAGCCTCCTGCTTTTTCTTTTCCACCTTTGCCTTTTCTCTCTCTGCCGCTCTCTTAGCTCTTTCATTAGCTTCGGCCCTCTCCTGCTTCTTCACAGTTGCCTTGTATTCCTCTATAGCAGCTTTCTTTGCGTCCTTCTTTTCTTCTTCGGATAGTTCTACGTGGTGGTTCGTTACAACCTTTACACGTCCCTTAAAGGTCTGCGGCTTTAACTCATCTTCGTCAATGAAGTGGTGAGCCATACCAAAGATTTCATCATCATCAAAGCCCCCGGCTCCCTCGCTAACTTGTTTGGAAACCTCATAGAGAATATAGTCGCATACTGCCTTAACATCTTTCTCCGGGTGTTCCTTCATCTTAGCCCCAAACAAGGGGTCGGCTGCTGCTTCTTTATTAAGATAGCCAGCAATAGCCATTTCAAATCCTTTACTCATCTTTCCAGTTATAAGTTTGTTTCTAATCTGTATCAGTCCTCGCTGCTCCAAGCTCATTAGTAAAGACATTCCCTGGTCTCTCATCACTACCAGCGCCTCACCGTTCAAAGTTATATATCGTGGCATACCAAGTCTGTCCTCGATGGCGTGCGCCTCGGCAGTTGTTACTGGAAAATACAACGTCTTGAAGTATATCATTTCTTTACCTTTAATTCCAAGTAGTCCTCATAGGTGATTGCTTCCTTAATGCTTTTCTCAATCTCCTTTCGTCTCTCCTTACTTTCTTCATCAAAGATTATATTATTTCTATCGGTACAAAACTCCCTCAACTTGCAAAAAAAAGTCTGTGGGTTGATCCGTCCGTATAGCTCTCCATATCTCCCGGTCTTGAGCCATCTAAAGAATAACATTATCTCTGTCATTTTCAGCCAGTACCAATCACTTGATATCAAAGCGGCCATTTCATCTGCCAATTCCTTTGGCAATTCATTTTCTTCCTTTACAGCAACGAAATTCTGATAGTCATTCAGTTGTACCCTTATCCAGTCCAGCGCCACCTGCTCCCCATATTCCTTACGTACTTTAGCCAACGTTGGAGCCTTGCCCATGATACACCTTGCAGGATAACTTCCATATTTCACTTGCATTGCTGGGTTATATAACCTCAACAAGTTAACTTTATCCTCATCAGATTTTACCGTAGCGGGCGAGCAGCTCTTCTTGTAGCCTCTTATTCCGTTCTTCACGTTGGCTACCATTTGCGTTATTGTCTGTACTTCTTTCATTTCTCTTAGAATTTAACCAGTAATTTATTGCACTCTCTACATTCGTGACCCTCGTCTTGCCATTACTCTTGTACCAGTCTTGGCTGTTGAAGTAGTCATAGAACAGTTGTGCATCTTCCTTCGAGCCTCCCTTCCTTTGGAATAGCTCTACGCACTCATCAAGTGTCGGCGGCTCAAAGGTCTTTTTCTTCTGTTTCTGTATATCCTCATTAGCCTTATCAACTCTTTTCTGCTCTGCCCTTGTATGTCTGTTCTGCCCCCATAGGTCTGGCTCTGCCTCTACCTTCTTAGGCTTCGGTCGTGGCTTTGCTTTCGGTTTTCGTGGCGGTTCCGGCAGGGGTTCGGGTTCCTCGACCTCCTTTGGCTGCTCTTTCAGTTCCTCCGGTACTGTGCTTTCATCAAAATAATAGATTGGTACATTGCCCTTTTTCGAGCTACACCAACACAAGCCTTTCGCCATAAGCTCCGTGCGTACCCTTCTGACCGTCTTTTCATTCGTGCCTATTAGATTACTCACTTCACTGTTAGAAATCGGACAGAACGCCGGAAATGAACGTCTACGCCAAATCTCCAGTAGCCCCAAGCCCATAGCAATGGCACTGGCACTAAGTTCTTTGCCTTGTATGTCAGTCCAAAAAGCCTGTATTCGGTCCTCGTAGCTCATACTCCTAAGTAGTCTTTAACCTCCCGTTGGAAATCTTCAAGACTGCGACAAATGACATACTTACTGCTCATCTTCGTTATCAGTTTCTCAAATGCCTTTTGGCTCGGTTCCTGTTTCCCGGTCGGTGTTTTCATTTCAATACAAAGGCTGGCATATCCCTTTTCGGGCACCAGTAAGATTAAATCAGCAACTCCAGCCCTAACGCCTTCGTCTTTCATTATCTTAGCCGTCCACACATTCCTCGCACCTCCATTAGGTACAGCAAAGAACGCCTGCTCGATTGCTGGATATGTCGCCCTAAACCAAGCCACACACAATTTTTGTATCTGGCTCTCGCTAAGTGGTTTTGTGCGTGCTCTACTCATAGCAATGTCATTACTACACTTACTATCAAACCAACCATCAAAATAACAAGGAAACAGCCAGTAGCTGCTACCCGGCCATCTTCTCTAAATTCTTCTTCCTGTCTCATAGCTATATCTCGTTTTTAAATAAGTCTAAAGCTGCGTCCATCACCATCTGCTGTGTAGATACCTTCACCGTGTCCTCGGTTCCTGTAACTCCATTGGCGATGTCCTTCTTAGTCTGAATAAGATTATACATATACTCATCGATGGTGTCTTTTCCAAGCAGGTACGTGCAGGTTACTGCATTCTTCTGTCCGTTCCTGTGTGCTCTGTCCTCTGCCTGGCAGCAGTCAGCATACGTCCACGGGAACTCGACAAACAGCACATTACTTGCGGCTGTCAGCGTCAAGCCAGTGCCACCGCTTCTGTAGTTCAAGATTATTAGCTTAGTATCGGGGTCTGTCTGAAAGCTGTCCACACTCCTTTGCTTCGCTTTATCATCATCGTCTCCAGTAACAGTTACAGCCTTTGGAAACTCTGCTTTGAGCTCGCTAACAACCTGCTTCAAGAAACAGAATACAATTAGCTTCTCGCCTCCATCAATCATATTATGGATAAACTCGATAGCTGCCTTAGTCTTTCCTTTAGAGGAAATCTGCTTTAATATTCCCATCTTAACCATTACCGCACCACGGATAGCCCTCTGTAACTTATCATCGTCTGCCTTCTTCCAGTCTTTAAGATACTTAATTACATCACGCTTGGCCGTGTTATATTCATTCCTATTATCAATATCAGTTACAAGTGTTACTCGCGTCTTTTCCGGCAGCCACTTTAATACGTCCTTCTTCTGCCTTCTGAAAAAGCAATACTTATTCAGATAGTAGTTGAGCTCCTTAATATAGCTTGACTTATTAGCACCTCCACAGTATCTCTCTTCGAACTTCTTATACCCTCCGAAGTCTTCGAGCCTACCGAGGATATTAAGCTGCTGTATCAAGTCCTCGTTATTATTTACTACCGGGGTGCCTGTAAGCTCTAAGATATATTCCTTTCCCTTACAGATACCCTGCACAAACTTAGATTGCTGCGTCCGGCTCGATTTGCATTTGTGGCTCTCATCAATAATCACCGACCTAAACAAATCAATGCGTTTGTCGAACTCCACACTCTTTAGAGTAAATCTCTGCTGTTGCTTGATCCGAAGTACAAAGAATTTCTTTAGGCTCTCATAGTTCACGATAAAAGCCTTCACAAACGGCTCGCCATTCTTCATCTTGCTTGTCCAAAAGTACTGCCAGGAACTCTTGTTGTCGTCAGATAATATTATAGCATTTACACCGCCGAACTTCTTAAACTCACGTCTCCAGTTCTCTTTAAGTGAAGCCGGACATATTACCAGCACTGGCCACGCTCCGCTTGCGGTCATAGTTCCGATTGCCTGTGCTGTCTTTCCCAGTCCCGGCTCGTCACCCATTATGTACCGCTTCTTATCCAGTGCGTAGGCAATACCCTGTCTTTGATACTCATAAGGTTCAAGTATCATATTATGCGGCACGGTCAAGTCTGGCATTGGCGGCAGGGTGTAGTCTATTACTGGCTCCGTATCATCATTCCAAGAAACACCCGACACAAAACGGCACCTAACTGCCCATTCGGCCATCTTATCCAAATACCATTTATCCCCGTGGCTCACGCTCCAGTATTTCCCATCGGAATGGAACTTAGCCGACGGGATACGCTTAACGCATTTTACCATCATAGGGTGGTATGGGAATTGGACCTTAAAGCAGTTAGGTGTTTTCGTGTAGAACATCTGCCTGTTATACATTTCAAGCCGTTACTTTTTTCTTCTTCTTACCACTTTTCTTCGTGGTCGTCTTTACCTCTACGGTAACATTCTTTAGGTCTGCTTCCGGAACATCGCCCGGCTTAACCTCTCCCTCGAACGGGTCGCCAGTGTCCTTAAAGTCCAAAGTCTGCTGAACTACTCCCCACTTCTGCGCTGTCATATACTGCTCGGCCTCATACTTCAACGCCTGCAGGTCTAAGTCCAGCTCATCAAGGTAGGCATAGAAATCGGCATTGTCCCAGTCGATTTTCGGTGTAGCCAGTTTCACGGTGAAGCCACTATCAAGGATACGACTGCCAGTAATCATTACGGAGTTGTCAGATATAGACACCGCATCTACCTTTACCTTCTGCCAAATGGTCTTCGGCGCATCATCTATAACAACACCGCGCTGGCTCCGTAACTCATCAAGGGTTAAGTTGCCACACTCTCGCTGCTCTGTCAGCAAAGCAAGGTGCGGAATTAAGCCTTTGAGCGCCTCCCTTAAATCACTGTGCACAATATTTGCACCTTCGATTACTACCGTGTCTGACTGCTCATTGACGTACTGCACATTAAGAGTGCCAGTCTTCGTCAACTGAATTTTCTTCCAGTCAAAGCGTTTCATTACTTTTTCCATTTCTTTAAGATTTTAGAATTGATGTTTATATGCTTCGCAAAAAGCGTCATAGTATCTATCAGTAGGCAGGGGCAACTGAATGCCAAGCTCCGTGGCTGCATCGGCTTGTATCTTATTCATGAAGTCAGACATCTGCTGTGTATTTAGCCTGCTCGATGTCTCATTCACCATTACCTGTCTGTCGCCCATTCGGATTTGCTTCTGCAGGAACTTCCGGCAATAGTAGCTGTAAACGTCCTCTTTAGGTGTTCCCGTCTCGTTCTCGATACAAGTAAACCATAGCCACATCAAATCATTCTGCGCTAACGTTCTTTTCTCTGTGGCTCGCTTTACCGTGATGGTATAAGTACCATTCCGCAACGTTGAAAAGAGTCCGGCAAGGTCAACATTTCCATCGACCCTGCCATTACTCTTAGTTACTACTAACTGCTTCATGTCTCAAAGTTAGAATGGGTATTCATCAACAGCACTCGATCCGCCCTGCTGCTGACCTCCCCAGCCTCCTTGTTGTGGTGCTGCGTTCTGTGGCGGCATAGCTTGTGGCGGATTATTCTGCTGATAGCCGTTTTCTGCCCCGTAGCCGCCGTAATTCTGTTGCGGTGGAGTATTAGCCTGCGGTGCTTGCTGCGCCTGTGTGCCGCCAAAAACCGCTCTACCATTAGGTATGCTTATATCAGTAGCCACAATTTCTACAGTCGTTCTCTTAACTCCCTGCTGGTCGTTATACTCTCCATAGTGAAGCGCACCATTAACAACTACGCACACACCCTTCTTGCAGTATTTCCCAGCCATCGTAGCAAGGCTGCGCCAAACGGTGATGTTGTGCCACTCGGTCTGCTTCGGTACCTCCGTGCCATCTTTCTTCTTGTAGCCACCAGTAGAGGTGGCAAGGGTAAAGTGAGCATAGGGAACGCCATGCTGGGTCTGTCTGACCTCTGCATCTTTACCCACGTTGCCAATCAGCAACACTTTATTCATACTCTGTGCCATAGGTTACTTGATTTTAAGCATTAAACTTTCAGCCACATTAGAGGTCTTTAGCACCTTTGCGTATACGTCCGGGTAGTTCTTCTTTAACTTCGTGCTGTCTACACTCGTTCTTACCGACGCTGCCTTACGTGTCAGTTCCAAGTGGTCGCTTACCCACTTCTTCACGTTGTGCTTCTGCATCTGCTCCAGTAGTCCGGCGCGAAGTTCCTTCGAGCGGTCCTGTAATTTCTTACTCTCCTGCTCTATCTTGATAATCTCCTGCTCTACCTTTGCAAGCTCCGCCGGTAGCTCATCAGTAGTGGCAGGTGGGGCGGCAGGCTTATCGGGCACCTCCGGAACTTCCTCGCCCATCTTAGAGGCAATGACACCAGCCCAAGACTGACCAAAGAAACGTTTTTGGTCGCTGTCCATTTCAGTAGACTGCATTGTCTCGACATAGCTCTTTACCACACTCGCACACAGCTCGGCAGGAATACGCTTTAACTCCATCAGTCTTGCACTGCCATACATAGGCTTCGGCAGCCATACCACCAAAAGGCGCTCACTAAACGCTCCGGGGTTCTGCATCTCGAAAAGCCAAGCATAGATGGATAACTGCAAGGTTACATTCGGTACGTGGATAGCGCTCGTAGTCTTGATGTCGGCTAAGATATAGTTACCTTTGCCACTGCCCTTATAGACAACATCGATCTGACTGGCGATGTGCTCATTCTCACTTACCGTATACTCACTTGCTACTGGCACCAAACTTGCTGACGTTACCAAAGTAACGTAGTCCATTACTTGTGGCTCTGCATCATCAGCAATGCCAGCCTCGTTATATAGCTGGCAAGCCTTGTGGATAAGGCTACCGTGCTCGGCTGCCTTCTGCAATACGCTCTCCGGTACGTCCTTATACGTGTCCGGATATACCCACTTAACGATTGGTGTAACACCTCCCAGCTGCTCACCGTTGAGGTGATACGTGTGCTTAGCCTCATCAAAGACTACTGCACTCTTTACAAATTTCTCTTTCATATCTTGTTGCTTAGATTTGCCACGGTGGTTAGCCGTGGCGTTACCTTACTACTCGTTACTTTACTATCTCTGTAATACTTTGCGAAGAGTGGGCACGACATACAATTGCAGTCGCACTGCTGACCCTCACAGATGTTATCAAGTTCTAACTCTGTCATAGCTCTTAGTCTAAGCCGCATCTTGAAACTCTACAGCCTTATCGGTGCAAGCGTCCAATACGGCTTTGTCCTTCTTTAAGGCAGGGTCGGCACTCTTATAGATAGCCTCCAGTTCGTGGCGGTCTTTAGCTCCCTTAATCTTGGCTATCAGTTCCTGGCGCATCTTGTCTGCCTCCATACTCTTTCCGTAGACGTATCTCTCCACGCCCTTATCGTCAACGATACGCAAGTAGCTCACGTTCCGCTTCTCGTCATACTCTATGTTGGAGACATAGAACTTAGTCTTAGGCTGTTTCCGTCCACTGTAGCCCTGTCGCCACTCTTCTGGTCGTAGGTTTATCCACACAAAGGGGCATGAATAAAGCTCCCTACCTATTCCCCAGTTGAAGCAGGCGCGTTTAAACGCATCACTCGCCTGTCCTTTTTCCTTCTCGGTGTTGCTCTCGGTACCTACATCTTGCTTAGATACCCACTCGCCCTGCTCATTACGGATAGATACTGTACAGAACAAGTTGCCATTAATCAGTTCGTGACTTCTTTTCCAGTTCATCGGACCTACGACCTCATCAAGCAGCCGCATATCTACTCGCGCATCTTTGTACATCAGCAACGAACAACCTTTGTCCGTGCAACTCCCCACTCGGCAGTCTATCTCATCTGCCCGTAGGGTGCGAAATTCTAATTTCTCCATTCCTTAATCAGTTTATAAGTGAAACATTTTGGAACTGGCGGCAGTGTCGAACTGCCTACAACCTCACGGCTGCGAACCCTTCTGCCAGCTCGATAACGTTATAAAAACAAAGATACAACCTCCAAAATTTGAAAGCTGCAATATCTATTCAATTAGTTGTTACTCTCTATTCAGATGTCGGACAATCGGAAAAGCCACGCACGCTACAGCTACAGCTGTCAGCATATGCGTTTCAGCCAGCAATACTGCCAACATCAAGATTATTAATAGAGCGTTTACTAACAGCACCTCCTTATGTGTGAAATCTTCACCACAAAGTTTTGAGAATGTCTCTGACCTCTCATTAAGCCAGTTCCGCAGGCTTGCAAACCTGCCAAAATAAATCGTTCTCTTTCCCATCTTCCAGTGTTATTAAAAATCCAATACTCCTACTTCTACATCTTGATTGATTATTGCCCAAATGGGGCAACAGCCACAATCTTGCGGGCAACCGTAGTCTTTGCACGCATCTTCTTTTTCCTGTTCCGTCATAGCTCTTAGTCTATTCTTGCATACCTCAATACATCAGCCGCATTGCACCGCCATTTGCCGTTCTGTGCGTTTTCATTACCCTTATGGGCTCTTATCTTACCCTCACAGATTAATCGCTCCAGCCGTGCCCTACCGCCTACAATCTTCTCGCTATACCTTAGTCCGAATGTCTTTCCATTCATAACACGCATGATTACCAATAGCAGCTGATCCGTGTCAGTTGTGCCGTAGCTCATTCTCTATCAAGTAATCTTATTCCCAGCTCCCGGAGCCTTTTAAGGGAAAACGTTATATGAAGTTTCTCGCATATCAGCCACCACACAAGTTCGGTGTCCTTAGATACTCCAATCTTCTTGTATATGGCTTGCTTCTGCACCTTAACAGTCCAGTAGCTCTTGCCGAGGTTGTAGGCAACCTCCTTATCAGATAGTCCCTTGCAATATTCCTCTGCAACAAGCCGCTCGGACTGGCTAAGAACAGCATTATTTTTTTCTCGTTACCTCTACTACAAAGTGCTTCTTGTCAGTTCTCATCGTGTAGTCAATGCCTTCACGAATACGCCGAGCCTTGACCCTTCCGACAATAACACGGACACTCTCCAGTCTTTCTATCGGCCATGACTCCGTGTCTCCTGGCTGCATAGCCTCCAATATAGGGGCAATCGGTTTGTTCATTCCTTCTACCATTTCTCGACCATTAAATTTGCTATCTTCTTCAAGCTCTCAACGTCTGCCTTGATGTTTTCAATCTTCTTCTTTTCATCATACCACCAATCCCGCAGCATTGAAGAGTTTTTCTTTTCGTCAGCAAGACGCTGCTGTAACTCACATACGTAAGTACGAAGTTCGTTCTCATTAAGTTTCTGCACATCTTCAACCTCATTGAAGACATAATGCTTTGTTTCATTTTCCATATGTCAACTATATTTAGTGAATAATTATCGTGGCTGGATAACCTACGACGGTTTGTTTGCGCTACTGTTCTTCACGCTATGCTAAGGGAATTACGAAGGACAAAATCAATTGCTTTTCGAGACCTGTCCGACCCTCTCCAGCCTTATAGCTGCTTCTCGGTCTTGTTACTTTCTTCCTCGCTGCTTGCATCGGCCCCAGTCATCGGGGTTGCTTGCTTCTACGATTGACCTCTGCATCAAAGCTATTTATACGGCTTGAGCCATCTAAGTCCGTGGCTTGCTTCTTACAGCCCCTTCCGGCAGGGGAACCGCCTTTCGGCAAATAGTGGGGTGGAGTGTTCCGGTGAGTACTCTTACAAGTTCTAAGAACTTCACCCCTTACACAGCCAAGCACCTCTGAAATATCTTCTCGGTCTTGTTGCTTCGCTCGGCTGCTCTCAGCATCTAAGTTAACGAGCTATGCCGCACCACTCGGGAACATCTTGCGCTTACCATTCAGCAGGGTTTAAGTGGTTCCTGTCGCACTGGTTTAGAGTTTTCCTTCCCGCGCTCCCGCTTTCAGTCGCTTTGGTTTGCCAGCTTATAGCCAGCAGGGTGTTCGGCTCAAAGGTAGCTGCGCCCCGCAAATCTACTCACCCTATATTGCGCAATCTCTTATTTCTGTGTCCTGCGAGCCTTTAGTTCTGCCTCCAACTCCTTTTTGAATTTCACGCAGTTTCTAATCGTGTAACTGATCGGCTCGCCATCACCAACGTAACCGCAGCCTCTTAACATTCTTAGGTGGGCTAATCTTGCCTTTACTCTGTCCCTGCGAGCCTTCAACTCGTCTACGCTCATATCTTGAATTGTAAGTACCATCATAATTTCCTCCTATCTTAGAAAGCGTAATAAGTAACCTTGATACCTCTACGGAGCTTGCACACACACTTATCGCCTTCGCTCTTGAATGCTCTCACTATAGTCTTGTTAGCCATCTCGACACCGATAATCAATATCAGCCCGGAAACACCTACCAGCGTGTCAATCTTAGTTCCGTCCTCTCTGTGACCGAACACCTTAATCTTGAACTGGGTGTTGACCTCTTTCTTCGTGTAGTTGAATTTTTCAGCCTTCATAATTCTTTCGTTTTTGTGCTTTAACTCGTTTGAGTTATTGCAAGTTTAAAAATTTGTTTGTATCTTTGTTTCTGAAATCTGAGGCAAAGATAAGCAGAAATATTTTACCAGTCAAATGTTTCCGCAAAAATCTTTCGTTTCTTAACACTTTTTAATTTTACCCGTCAAAAGAGAATTTGATTATGAGTGGCGAAGATATACGCAAAAAGCTCGTCCTTATGGGCGTTGAGCAACAAAAAATTGCGGAAAAGATGGGGTACAGCAAACAAAACTTTTCTGCTACCCTAAAGACGCAGAATGTAAAGTCCGGCTTTATAGAGGAACTCTGCAAGGCTCTCGGTATGACAATAGCAGAATTTTACGGCGAAGCCTCATCTACACCAAAAGTAGATGATCTGAACTTTAACGAGGCTTTTAATACCATCGTCAGCCAGCAACAAACAATTCGGTTGCTATCGGAACTCTTAGCCAAAGGGGGCGACACTGCCCCTTCGACCAGTGCCCCATTCTCCGCTGCAAAATAATTCCCCTACACTAACACTTATAACTATGCAAGGTAAAGAAGTTCGTCAGATACTCACTGACCATCATGTCAACCTTAACCAGTTGGCAAAAGATATGGGTATTACTCCGCAAGCGTTGTTCTCTCGCTTCAACGCTCACACCTTCCGGCAGGAATACCTGCAACAAATAACAGCTATCATCGGTAAAGACATCTTCGACCTCGGCCAAGACAAAGACACCCGCCAGCCTGTTCTCGACCTCTCCATCGACCCCGGACACGGCACACGTCTTGAAGATAGCAGTAACAAGATTTTAGAATACGTGCAGATACCTGCCTTTAACGGCTGTCTCGGTATCTCCATCTTCGGCACCAGCCTTGCACCTTCACTGGTTCCTGGCGATGTCGCCTTTGTCCGCCCCTTCAATAGACTTGATGAAGTAGACTACGGCTGCGCTTACGTGCTCATCACACGGACCGATAGACTACTAAAGTACATTTATCCCTCTGACCGTGGAACTGGCTATTATCGGCTCGTATCTAAAGATGCGGAGAAATACCCTGCCTACGACATAGAGTTTGGCAGTATCTTATTTCTTTACAAGGTCGTTGGACTTCTAAGACGAAGCCAGTTGTAAGGCTCTTAGACAAAGAAAAAAGTACCTATATCTTTATATAGAATAATTTAATATATATAATATATAAATAAAATAAAAGAAGTATGCGCGCGCGAGACCTACGGACATTTTCGCCCATACCTACGGACATTTTCGCCCATACCTACGGACATTTTCGCCCATACCTATAATAAATAAGATGAAAAAGATTTTGACATTAGCACTCCTTTTCGTGGCTTCGCTTTCAGTGGCCACTGCACAGAAAATTATCAGCCACACCACCACACTGGCAAAAGTCTATGACTGCCACATCGACAAAATCGACTATACGGCAGGGAACACCGTTTATGAAGTCTGGCTCAACACCGAGGAAAATAAGGTGTCGAAATCGATACATTTAGACTTCGACAGTAAAGACAAAATGACATCGGTCTTGCAGTTCCTTTTCAACTTCAACAAAGGTGATGGCTACTACATAGACCTTGAAAGTAAGAACGGAGCCTGCGCCATCTCCTACGGCCGTGGCTTTACATTCTCCACTCCTGGCACTCCCGACAAAGTTCTGATGTCGCAATACATCATCGGCAAACTGCTTAACAAGTTAGGCATATCCGTCAACCCTGGCGACGATCCGTCACCAAAGACAAACCCCAACACCAAGCAGGGCGATGACATCTACTTTTCGGGACACTCTCTATTTTGACCCCGATAGCCGCCGAATTTCCGACGATATTTCACCGGGTGAATAACTACACATTTTTGCCTTTTAGTGCCGATATTCGCGAAAAAACGAATAAATAACTCCTATACCAAGCAGTGTAACTGCTTGTAGTCAAGAAGTTAACATCGTTTTCCTCGGATAGCCTTCTAAGCTCTTGCTCCAGTTGAGCAGCTGCTGCGTATTGACAGAGTAGGTGCGATA